ATACTCCTAAAAGATGAATTTATTTACCGCCACGCCCGAACGAGGTGGTCGTACGCTTCTCGTTGAAGAGCGGCATACGGGCATCGTTCTGGCGCATAAAGTTGTTGTCCACGGCTTCCATCTGAGACTGAGCTTGCTTGAGATAGAAATCTGTGCGCTGCTTCATCATCTCTTCAGGGGCCTTGCACAACAACAGCCCGCCGATCTCGACATTTCCCTTAAAGCGGGAGTTCGGATCAGCCTGTAGCATCAACTCCGGATGGTCTTCGGCCCTACAAGGCTCCCAACCCTCACGAAGCTTAGAGGACGTATTCGTTGGGTCTGATGTACCCATCAAACTGGTCCGGATCCACCTGAATACCCAACCGGGCTGCTCCTTGGGTGAAGGAAGCACCTGCGGCGGCGTCCAAGTGACCTTGCGCTGTGCGGATTCTCGGTTTTCGAGTTCACGAGTAAGTCTGTTATCAGCCATTGCTATTCTCCAATTTCATGATTTCACGTGCGTACTGCTCATTGCTGATGCCAAGTTTCTTGGCAAGCGCAACTTGAGACGATGTCAGGCGGACCTGACGCGGCGCGGTTCCCCGCGTTACTGGAGCCACTACATTGGCTGGCTTTGTGCGAAGGGGCTTATCAGGCTCCCTCGTTTGAGTCGTCGTCTCCTCATCGCCCTCGAAGGACTCTGGGAAGCGCTTCCTCATGGTCTCGTCAATTCGCCGATAGTAATCGTCACTACGCGGATCAACTCCAGACCGGACCAACTTCTCATGCAGGCCGAGTGCGAGGGCGGTCATCTCCTCGTCTTCACCGAACCACGTGTTCCTAGACTTCCAGTTTTCTGCCTTTTGATCGGCAGCCGGGGCTGGTTGTGGCGGTGTCGTAACCTGTTGACTGGGTTGTACTCTTTCTGGCTCGTCTTGTAAAGAGGGCTGGAAGCGTTCGTAGTCCTTAAGACGGAGTTTGGCATCCGTCAGGGCTTCCTGCGCCTCGGTAATCTTTTCGGCATCCCCAGACTCGTAGGCTTGCTTAAGTCGGTCCTTAGCAGTGCCTAGCTCGTTGGTAGCAGCCTTAGTGACCTCTTGGATGTAGGCTTTTTCGCCCACCCCGAGACGCTGCTTCAGGCGACGGTTCTCTTCCATCTGGGCCTGAGCAAACTTAAGGGCCTCGTCCTTTTCACGAGCGACAGACTCCTTGGCACGACGCTCGTCATGCCAGACCTTCTTCATCTGTCCAAGGCGCTTCTTGACCTTCTCGGAGTACTCCTCAAGGTCGTCCTTGTCCAACTCGTCTACGATTTCCTTCGGGAGGGGTTTACGGCCCCGGTCCTCTGCCGGGGTATCGTCCTCAATCTTGATCTCGATGTCGTTGCCCTGAGCCGCCTCAGTTACAGGCTCATCAGGGAACTTAAACTCTTCTTGTTGCATAAAAACAACTCCTTATGCGCGACGGATGCCACGGGGATCTTCAACCACCGCTTCCACCGTGTCGTCGTTGATGATGCGGAACTCACGTCCGTGGATGACCACGCGGGTGCCGGAATAGGGTCGTGTCAGCACGAAGTCCCCCTCCTTACACCACGCACCGGTCGGGAAGCGGGTCTCATCCTTGTAGGCGAGGTTCCCCAACTTGACCACGAACAGAACGACAGTCGTCTGCTCCTCAGTCTTCTTGGTGTCCTCGGCCTTGATGATGCCGCCCTCGAACTCCTCCTCCACGTGTGGCACTGCACACAGGATTCGGTAGCCCTTCGGTTCTGGCAGGAGTTTGGCTTTAGTGGCTTCTTCCTGCGTTTTCTCTACATTGATACTACTCATTGTCGCGCTCCAAGCGTTTTGCAAGGTCTTTAATGTGGTTCTTAGCGAGGTCGAGACCCTGTAACGCCCCGCAAAGACGTTTGTATTCACCTTCATCCAATTTGCCTTGGATCAAGGCTTCAACGATCAACATGCGCTCTTCTTGGAGTTTTGAGTCCAAGTGTTCCAGAGCGTTTGAATAAATCATTCGTCAATACTCCTTGTGTCTCTACGGCGCAGGTCCGCATCGTCCCGCGCCTTGCCGATATCAAGCCCAAGCCGGACCCCCTCGATCTGCTGCTTGGCAGCAAGGGCAGCCTTGTCCTTCTGGATATCCACGCCGAGGCGTGCCGCCTCAAGTTGCTGCGTAGCGGAGACCTCGGCCTTGCGAAGCTCCAACTCGTCGAGTTTGGCAGCGGCGTCCACCATGTCCTTCTGCTGCTTGCGCTGCTGCTCCATCATGCGGATCTGCCCGTCCATCTGGGCCTGCTGCGCCTTGGTCTGCGCGAGAAGCTGCTTGATCTGCAGGTCCATCTGCTGCATCTGGATGAGCGGGTCCTGTTGCTGCTGGGCGTTCTGCTGCGCTTGCGCTTCGGCCTGATCCTTCTGCAAGACACGCGCTGCGGCAACTGCAGCAAGTTGAGAAAGCTGAGCCTCGAACTCAGGCGGCAGGTCGTACTCCTCGTTATCGTCTTGCGGCAAGGGCGGCAGCGCCGCACCCAACTGCTTCTCGATCTCGCGGCGGTACTGGAACGCCATGTGCTCCATGATGTGTGCTTGGATGGCACCCTGCATCTGCTGAGCCTGCGGACTCTGCCCAATCGTCGCAGCAATCTTCGGGTCCTGCATCAGCGCCATGTGGACCTGCATGTGAGCCTCGTGGTCCTGATAGATGAACGCCTTGGTCGGCTTGCCCGTCATCAGGTCCATGTTCTCGGTGATGGGGTCACGCGGCTTGGCGTCAGAGGGCAACGGGATGATCTTGTCGGCGTTCTTGACACCAAGCGTCTCGATCATCTGACGGTGCAGATGTGGCAGGTCATAGATCTGTGGGGCGGTCTGGGACAACTGGAGCACCGCTTGATACTGCACGATCTTCTGCGACATCGTGGCCGCGTTCGGATCCGACACCGGGATGACATCCACGTCATCGTAGTCAGCCTTCTTGGCCTTGCGGTTGCCCACCTCCGGCTCGTACGAATACTCATCCGGGGTGTTGTCACGGATGATGCCCGCGAGGAGTTTGAACTCCTGCTTCATCGTGTAGTAGATGCGGGCCTGCACCGCGCTCATCACTTTGAGAACACGCTCAAGGATGGCAAGCGTCGTACCGACCGGGGCCTGCGACGACATGTCGCTGACTTTGAGGTCCGAGACCGCAGCGAAGCGGCGTCCTTCCTCGACAATCCGGTCCATGAGGAGGGAGAGCGTCTGGCTCGGCTCCTTGTACGGCAGGGGCAAGATGTTGTCGCGGATCGCGCCCGAGGGCACGTCTACGTCGCGGAATTCTCCGGGAGCGATGGGGGTGTCGTCCCCCTTGATACGCAGGCCACGTGACTTGAGGCCACCCGGAAGATTGCTAAGAGTTCCAGCATCGACAAGTTGGCGAAGGAGAGAGGTCGCGGCCTTGCTGTGCCCACCGATGAGGTGGATAAGCCCGAAATAATAGAAGCCAAAGCCGGGAATATATCCGTAATGGACAAAGTGCTGCCGCTTCTCCTTGAGTTTGTCATCTTCACGCCAATTCCGCCGTATCGCCAAGACCGTCCCGGTGCCCTTCTCGATGGTCACCACATAAGGAAGAGCGATGCCTGTCTCGTTGTTGTCCTCATCCGTATCCGGGTAGCCAGCAAGGTCGAGGTTGACGTGCATCTCAAGCAACTGGAACCGGTCGTCCATCGACGCCGAGAAGCCTTGGTCCTCTGCCTTCTGCTTCTCCACCTCGTCCATCGTGCGAACCGGGTCGCCCAAGTCGATGTCCCGGTAGAACCCTGCGTACTGAAGCTTACGCAGTTCGTTCTTGGTCTTACGCATCCGGTGCGTGACACGCTCAGATGACTCAAGGTTCGGCGCACCGTAGGGGACGATGATGTCCTCAGCCGGGATGAACACCGCAGTCTGACGGTTGAGCGAGGGGTCGAAGTACATCTTCTTGAAGGCGTTACCCGACAGGGCAAGGCTCAACAGCAGCCGCTCGTGCTCCGGGCGGTACTCCTTCATGACCTCGGTCAACTGATAGTTCATGTCATCCGCAACACGGATGGCAGCGTCCTTCTTCTCCGGGGTCTCCCTGCCGACGATCTTGGTCTTGACCGGCCCTGCCGCAGGGAAGGTCTCCATGATGGTCTCGGACTGGAACTTGACCGCTGACTCCATGAGGAGGGGGTGGAACACGCCACACGCACCCGGCCACGGCTCAGTACGCTCCTCGTACTTGATGCCCAGAATCTTCAGTCCTTTAATATAAGTGTCGAGCCAGTCCTTACGGCTGGAGAGGTCCTGCTCACAGTGGCCGATAAGTTCACTAGCCAGACTCTGCAGGTCTCCCTCGCTTATAAACTCCGCGAGGTTGGCGTCGAACTGCTCAGCACGCGGCTCTTCTTTCATCAGCTCGATGATGGCCCCGTCCACGCCGATAGTCATCGACTCTGGGTCTTCAACCTCAATTACAAGGTCAGGCTCAGGCAGTGCGCCAAGGCCAACCGGGGCTTCGTAAAGGGATTTGTCAACGGCCATCAGATGATTTTCCTGTCGTGTGTGGTGTTTTCAACCGCGCCGCCAGAGGCTTTTTTCTCCGGGGCGGGGTCCTCTATACGCCCGATAAAATTCAAAAACGGCAATTTAGCACGATGTTGAATCACGTAACCGGGCAGTTCTTTACCCCCCAAAAATCCGCCTACGGCACCGGCCTTGTTCAACTCCATGTTCTTTTCAATAGCGCCGTTGCTCATAAGGCTACTTAAAAGCCCTAAATCACTTTTGCTACGCGCTTCATCCCGTATTATATGTCCCACACTGTTAAACACTGCCTTCTCTTTATCCGCATAAGAAGTGTTTTCTACTGCGTCTCTGTCAAAGTCTACGAGATGGGTGAACATCCTATCAACATTTGCTCTATATGCAGGGAGCGAGGTTGAGCCGTGAATGAGGTCAAGCGTCCGGTTGTATAATTCATCTTCTACGGCCTCATGACGCAGTTCGTGGGCGTACGTTCCGGCATCGGCATGGCGTCCTACACCAAATATACGTTTGCCTTCTGGAACAGTTTTTTGTTTTGTCTCTCTAAGTACAGGGTACAACTCCTCCCACATACGATATCTATCTTCAAAGCTCCCAAGTCCCTTCGGAAAATTTAGCCCTGCCACGTTCCAATGTTGTGCTCTGGGGTTCCCAATCAACGCCATCATCCCTAGCCGTTCCGGCGTCACAAGATGCTTAAACCGATCCCCGACTTTAGACCGCATCAAAGCCGCGAACTCAGGGCCTTCAGGTTTTCTACCCTCTAGCAACTGCTCGGCCTCTTCAAAGTACCGTCTGGTGTTTTGCGGCATCTAAATTCTCCTAGTAGAACCCTTCGCGTCTGTGACTCTTAAACCACTTCGTCGGCTCAGGCTCATCTGTCGGCAGGCGGATAAACCCACCCTGCCTGAACCTCAAGAGTGCCAAGGTCGTCGCGTCCACCAAGTCGTCATGCGTGCCAGACGGGAAATCGTTGCACTCCTCGACCACCTCCCAAGCCCAGCGGCGGTCTGGGACCCAGACTATACCGGAAGAGAAGAGGTCTGATACGGCGTTTACTCTGCTTATCTTGTCCTGACCCTTGCCCGGCGTGAACTCTGAGATGGGCACCCCCATGCGCCTGAACTCCTGATAGAGTGCCGCACCGTTCGATTTCTTCTCGACGATGAAGGTGTCCGGGTCCCAATCCTTGTACTCCTCCAACACCCGCTGCTTCAGTTCCGGGAACTCAAGGCGCTCCTTGATGGCGTTCAACAGGATGATGTTGTAGTTTTTAGTCTCTTCGTTGAAGAACACCCCCCAAGTCAGGAGGGCGTTGAAGTCCGACCGGTTGGTCTTCTCTTGGGCAGCGTCGAGCGCCATGATGATGTGCTCACAGGAGGGCGGGGTCTCCTTGTCCCAGACCTGCCACCACTCGCGCTTGATGAGGGCACCTTCCTCCGAGGTCGGCTGCTGCATGTACTGGGCCTGCCAGTACCGCACGTCCATCGAAGCCTTCTTGCCCATCAACTCCTCTATGCTCCAGAACTCTGGCCATAGCGGTTTCTCGTTCAGGATCGCAGGGAACTCGACCACTTCCCATTCATCTGCGTCCTCTTCGCGGGTCATGTGGTCCACGATCTTGCCCGTCAGGTCCATCTTCGACCACCGGGTCATCACCACGATGATCGAGCCACCGGGCATCAGTCGCTGGACAGGTCCTGACTGGAACCACTCCCATGCGGGTTCAAATACGTCTGCGCGACCTTGCTTAGCTTCCTGTTCAGAATGAGGGTCGTCAATAATAAAGAGATCGGCACCACGGCCAGCAAGAGCGCCGCCAACGCCAATAGCAAAGTACTCGCCATTAAAATTCGTACCCCAACGAGACGCAGACTTGCTGTCGGCTTGGAGAGATACATTGGGGAAGATGTCACGATACGACTCCGAACCGACCAAGTTACGCACCCGACGACCGAAGTTCACCGCCAAATCAGCGGTGTGGGACGCCATGATGACCTTTTTCTGCGGGTTTTTGCCTAGGAACCAAGCAGGGGCTAGGTACGAGATCATCTCGCTCTTGCCATGACGCGGAGCGATGTTGACGATGACTCTTCTCTTCTTGCCTGCCTCGATATCCTCGAAGATTTTAGCCAATCTATGATGGTGCGGACCCACTTTGTAGCCCGGATAGACGTGCTGGATGAAGTCTAAGAACGAATCCTTGCCCAACTTCTGCGTGATCTGGGTCTGATACTGCTTAAGAAGCTCAGCGACACGCCGTTTTTCCTTCTCCGGCATGGCGGGAAGGGCAGTTTTCAGCTTTTTAAGGCTTTCAGGCGTCAGTTGCAGCACTTTTCTCGCCTACAACGCGGTACTCGATACCCTCAAGCACCGTAAGAAGCTCTTTTTCGACCTCTTCGATGGGCTTTATGATGTGAGTGGTCTCAGTACGCTTCTTAAATGCGTCGATCCCGTCTACTTCACCAAGTTTTGATAGGGCTTGGATGCGGGTTTTACTGTTGTCAGCCCGTTCTGCCTCTTCAAAAAGTTTGTTGACTACGTAGAGTTTCAACTGCGCGAGATCGTCCACGATCATGTGGTTATATCTAGCAGCCATCCCAGCCAACATAGCGATGGTTTCGTTCGGATACCGGCTGTAGTCGATTCGTGTGCGTGGATCTTGCAGGTGGGCACGGGCAAGTTCTTTTGCCTGCTCCACATCTTCCTCGTTCGGAAGCAGTGGCGTACCTGTCAAGTCAGATACAAGCTGGATCGTCCTAGCACGCATCTCGATCTCAGCCTCGGGGGTGAGGTCGGGCAAAGCATCCGCCGCGTTTGCCGGGAGCGGGACGTTCTCTTCTATGTCTGGGAGCAGCATACCTACCATGTATAGATTAGAACCGTATGGAACCGAAAAAACAACCGGGGGGGTTTTATATATGAGGGGGGGTGGGGTCTATCCGGTAAAAATCTATTAAATGATGTGGGTACCCGGCCTCGCGTTAGCCGGCTTTTGCGAATGATGTCGTCGTTTGTGTAAGTCTTAGTGTAGTCAGAGAGATTGGGACTCCTGCTTTGATTCGGGTCTCTTCCCTCCGGGTGGGGTCGCGTTCTGCCCGATTTGCCATGTTGCGCCAACGCTACAGCGTATTACCTAATACGGTAGCGAAAATACAACTAAAAAATCTTCAATGAGCCGGGAACCAATCCGCTCCCCG